AGGATAATGGCACAGGAATTGGCTTCTTTAATAAAGAAGATGAGCCCCAACACATTAAAGAAATTAGTAAATTATATAAATTATTATAATAAACAAGCGAGCGAACAGAAGGGATAATATGACAAAAAAGAAAAAAGACTGGTTTGATACTCACGTCAAAGTTATGACGCTTGATAACAATCCAGAACAAGAAAAGAAAATCCACAAAGAAATAAAAAAAGCTTGTGTGGAACGTTGGATAAGACAAGCCAGTGAAGTGACAAAGCGAGAGAATGAGAGAGAGGCTAATGTTAAAAAAACAAGCGACCAGGAAGGATAATATGAAAACAAAAATATTAAAACTAGATAAACCTAAAAAAGAATGGGTAGAAACTTATCAGCAACTAAATATATTGGCAGAGATAAATGGTCATGAGGATTTATGGTATAAACATTACCCATTTAAAAAATGGGTAACACTTAAATATTTTCCAGAAGTTGATATGGATAAAGATGAATTTCCAGACATGGATTTTTGTGATGAGGAAATTATCCAAGAATGGATTGATGAAACTAAACAACCATTTAAACTAATGTCAATGCCAGATCAAAGGGGGTTTTATTTTTATGTCTAATGAAAAAAATAATATGAAAGCAAAACAATTAGCAAAAGGAATGGGTTATTTTAATTGCTACAATGAATTTGGAAAAGGTGAAGATTTTGGCCAAATAAATTTTGATGGCGATACATTAAAATCTACAAGAGAAATTTTAAATGGTAAAGATTGTATTGTTTCTAGAATTACTGATAAAAATGGTAATACTAGAATATCACAAATTGAATACCCATTAATTTACGCAGATGAACAAGCGAGCGAGCAGAAAGGATAATATGAAAGTAAAAGATTTAATTACTAAACTACAAAAACTAGAAAAAACTACAAGTGGTGAATTATCTTTTAAACTTGCAAGTCCGAATTGGGCAGAAGGTGATATTTTATACGAATTAAATTTAGTCTTACTAGAAAATGTAGATGATGTATTTACAGAGATTATTTTTGAAAATCAAGAAGCGAGCGAGCAGAAAGGATAATATGACAAAAGATGAAGAGATAAAAAAATTAAAAGAAGATATAAAAAAATTAAAAGAAGATATGAAACTTCTTAAATGGAAGGAAAAAAACTCTGTTATGATTTGTGGATTCTCAAGCGAGGATGACGCTGATGGCGAACGAGCAAAAGAATTAGGGGTAGAAGAAAATGAAACTTTTTTTGAATTTGATGAAGAAGGTTTTATTGATGACGCTATATATCAATTAAAATGTGAATTAAAATATGACCGAGTATTTAGAAATGGAGATGAGGAATAATGAAATTGTATGGATATAATTTAGCAGAAAAAAGAAAATTTGTAGTTGATATAGAAGATATTTGCTATTGTATAAATCATGATTATGGATTTTCAGATGATTATTTTGTTTATGTAAATGAGCAAGATAGAGATTTACATTTTAATGATAATATAAAAATAGAAAAAAATAATGGCAAAAGTTAGAGTTTATCACGCTGTCAATGTAGATGACAAGCAAGTAGTCATTGATATTCATGAGATAGCGAACGAGAGCATTAAGAAAATGAAATTAGAATATCCAGATTATGATATTGTAATAGTGGACGATCACCCATTGGGTGAAGGACATTTTAATTAACAAGCGAGGGAAGAATGAAAAATTATTTAGTAAAATTTAAATGTATAATAGGTGATTACGAACACACAGATTATTATATATTTAACAAAAGAAAATCTGAATGGGGATATTGCAAAGAGTTTTGGGGTATCAACAAGCGAGATAGTAATTGTCTAAATGAAGGTGTTTTTTGGAATGACCAAATGGATAGTGCTATTTCAGTTTATTCTGAAACAGAAATAACAGATCAACAAGCAGATGTATTACAAAGATTGGGGGTAGCGTAATGATAACTAAAGATGAAGGACACAATAGCGAGTGGCAATGGGAAAGTATTAAAATTGAATTAACAAACCCTAATGGCAAAACAATTAAATTAAATAGTGGTGATTTAAGTGATTGGTTTATGGAACAATGTTTTCAAGAACTACAAGATTATGTAAAAGAAAAAAAGGGAGTTTTAAAATGACACAACGAGATGAAGGACACTCAGGCGTGTTTATAAAATGCCTTCCAAGACATAGATAGTTTAGGTTAAAGTTTAGACAAATACTTCACACAATCTTCAAGTGAATCAACAATAGGATCAAGCGATGACAACTGAGAATCTACAAGCGCAAGCGTTTGTTTACCTTCAAACAACAGATGCTTATCCTTCCACTCCACAAGCACGAAAGAATTTTTGGGATGCTGGAAATGAAATGAAAATTGATGAGGGGACAAGCGAACTTTATTCCCACTCGCCACTTTAAGTTCTAATGTGAAAAAGTTGCAATTATTATTATAGCCCAGTAGATCGGGAGTACCAAGTAAGCTAAGGTTTTCAAGTCTAGTCCAAATGATATTTTTAGAAACACTTTTAAGTTTTTTATATAATTTAGTTTCTGCCCCCATTGCATCGGGTAAATCCTTTGGTTAATAATCTTTTACATAACCAGGAGGTAAAATTAATTTTTCTTCTCGATTTGGTTTTAAAACAACACGCAAAGAGGTATCCATTGGATTATTACTTTGGTGAACTTCAATCCGTTTGATCTCCTCTAGGTATCCTTTACGAGTCATGATATATATTTTTGCATCACTGACTGCATTACCTCTACGACCTTGCTGTCCTTCAGTAAATTTTTCTAAATACTCTTGCAGGTGCTTGACGTACATTATTTTTTTACCACCTGACTAGTTAAATCCTCTATCACTTTTTTATAACCATGCAAGAGATTTTCTAATTTTATACATTCAGATTGATATTTTTTTAGATCATGTATTTCAGCTCTTAACATTTTTATAGCTTCTTTATAGCCTTCTATAACGTCATCTTTCATACCTTGACAATATAGGATACTTAACTTAAATTGTCAAATATGGGTGTACCAAAAAGACTAACAGAAATGCAACGCAAATTCGCTGAATTATTAGTATTCGGTGATAATGGCAAAGCACTTACAAAGACAGAGGCAGCCAAATTAGCAGGCTTTAGTCCCAATAGATGTAGACAGGAGGGATATGAATTAACCAATCCCAAGATACACCCTTTAGTTGTGGACTATATCGGAAAGCTCAGAGAGGAGAAATTACAGAAATATATGGTAACATTTGAGGGACATATTGCGGAGCTTGATCGTATTAAAGAACTAGCACTTAAAAAAGGATCCTTCTCATCAGCTGTAAATGCGGAAACGAATAGAGGTAAAGCGGCAGGTTTATATATTGATCGTAAGATTATTAAGACTGGTAAACTTGAAGATATGACAGAGCAAGAGTTAGAAAATAAAATGAAACAAATATTAGAAGATTATGCACCTTTACTTAATGCAAAACAAATAGATGCCGACTCTACAGCTTCTGAATCTTCTTTACCCAAGCCCGAGGAATCATCGTCCGATCTCCAAAAGTAAAACCATCTTCATCTTTATCATAAGACGCAAATAATTTAATTGAGTTTTTATCTTTAGAATACAACCAACCTTCATTTACAGGTTTAGCTAACTGCATTTTATCAAATTCTTTATCAGTAGCCCAGCCAGAGTCACTGACACAATCGATCCACTCCACTCTGACTTTCGGATAAGGTATATCGGGAGCACTTTCAGCTGCAATTCTTTTTCGTCTTTTCCTAGGCATAACACCTTTTATCACCCCTATAAGAGTTATACCAGATAAATCACCTATCAAATGATGTCCTTATGCGCGCGCGAAGGCACCACTGACATAAATTTATGTCACTAAAATAGTTTTTGTCATAGTTTTTGTCATCATTTTAGCTAGTAATACCAATGCTTTTAGCTCATTCTGACAAAAAGACAAAAATTTTTTATGTTTTTTTTTAATGCACCTAATTTATTCTGTACATCTCTTATAGTTATGTATTTGACTCTTTTTTGCCATAATATTTCCTCATTACTGACAATTTTTCCTCTGCCTTACCTATTTGACCTAACAATTTATCTATTTCCCCTGTAATATCTACATGTTCTGGTATTACTAAATTGTGATTATTGAGGCAGTCTATCTTGTAGTGTGCATCTTCTATCTCAGCTTCGTATCTCTTTAGAAGCGTTCTAAACAAGTTATCATTCATTAAAATCCTCCTTTGTAATATTAACGTTTGCTTGTTCTTTTTCATCATGAATTAGGTCATGATAGCTGTCCAATCTTTTCAAAAACTTATGTTTCCAGCTCCTTAGTTCATGATCCGTGAACGAAAATTCTTGAAAAAATAAATCTGGCGTACATATCATGATAATACCTTTACGAATCATGGATCCATAAACATAATCATGAGCCATAGCATACGCTGCAATCTGTAAATAATAATCTTCTATCCAATCTTTATTTTTAGGTTTATTGGATTGTTTAAAAT